TATTTGGGAGTACCCTGAAGAATTGTTGGAATCCACCAGTCGCTGGTACATCAGCGCACACACCGAGACCTCTCCCAACATTTGTTGGTTCCCCGCCTGGATTTAAATTATTCATCTTGTTGGAAATATTTTCACGTTCATACAAGTTGTAGACTGGTTGACCAAATGGGAATTGTACATTGGGGCTGACATCTTGGAGAGTTCCAATAATCTCTTGTTTTGGTTTAAGTCTAAAATCCCCTATACGACGTCCAATATCAGGTGTCATGTTATTGGTTTGCATGGCATCCTGATAATCGTGACGAGCAGCATTTGGTTGTTGTGGAACTGGTTTAGATGTACCCTTATCATAAAGTGGTTCCTCTACACTATTTACTTTATTTCCAGCAAAAACAAGACCCACTATGGCAGCTACTGTCCACGGATCCATCTATTAAATTAGACCAACAATAAAATTAAGTATTCTTAATATTTGCATAACGTTCTGCAAATCGTTTATTACGATCATCCGTATAACTACTTGGTGGGTTAAAGAGCATCACTGGGAATGTAGGGGAAACGTTGTACATTTTTGGAAAATCATAAGATTCAGCCTGCCAACCTTTATGATACCCAACTGTACTCACTGGACGAAGAGAGCTTTCGATGTCAACAACCTCCTGTAGATTCGCTAAAATTATCTTTTCAGAGCTCATTTATTAATACATACCATTATTTGTTCGTGCGGGTCCTTTAGAATTAATCCAAGCTGGTCTTGCATCTGGATCACATACCGAAGTGTCATCACGGCAAGAGGGTCCAAACATTGATGGGTATGCGCCGTGTAAAAAGTCTGCCAAATTGTTATTGGGCATTTTGAAAAAGTTGGACTGAGAAAACTTTTTATCCTCCATAAATGGGTGGATTGATTCCCACACCTGATTCGAATTTGAAGGTATACTTACGTCGCGTCCCATTGGGTAATTTTGCATAAGAGGATTTCCCATAAAATTATTCGCAGTGGCACTTGGACCTCCGTCTGGCATACTCACCTTGATAATCGCATCTTTAATCATGTTATTCTTGTACATCATAAACAAAACAAAAAGGATACCAGCTCCGAGCATCAGTATCCTGGTATCGCGTTTCAATACAAAAAGTACTACTGAAGTATAAATGACAAATCTTGCTGTTGCAAGTGCCCTCTCTTTTGGATCCTGTGACTTCTGGGGCCAAAAATCCATCAATTTTCTCTTGTCGAATAGCTCATCCATTTATTACTATTAACCAATTTTATTCAGAGTTTTCATAAGATCCATAATTGAAAAATCGTCGTCACCACCACTATTATTGGTCATCTGCTCGGCACACTGAGCCGCCATCTTTTCAATCATGCTCATAGTCTCTGGTGGAAAAGTCTTGATTGTGGTGCCAAAAACCAGCAATGTGTGTATGTACTGCCAAATTGCCGCCTTTGTATTGTCTGAAGACTGATTCCACATTGAAACTATATCAATGTCGGAAAGCGCAGGGATGTTCACACTGTCCTCAAGAATGAAAGACTCATCCTTGTGCATAATCTTATTTTTATACGGCTTGACCGCCTTCATGAATTCGTCTAGAATCTTCCCAGGAGTTGCTGTACGGACCACCTCAAATGATGCCTGAAACTTGATTACAGCTTTATTCTCGGGAAAAGTCAGGTTCAGTTCGGTTAAAAATTGATCCATCATATCATTAAAAGCCTTGACTGTGGTTGCCATTTTGATTAAAAGCGTTCACTCTCTTTAAACGAGTCTTAAAACGGTTCCTTTGAAATCTCTTCGAATCTTGCATTTCCGTAGTACACTATAAAGTACACCAAGACACCCACAAAGAGTGCTGGTTTTGTGTATACTGAATTTTTTACAGGCTTGTCCTTGTCCTTTTCAGTTCTTTGATTTGTAAAGTAGATGGCTGCAGCAGTTACTGCAGCTGCAAAAAGTCCGGCGTAAAGTGGATTTCTCATAAACTTATCCATTTATACTAGTTGGTTTTTTTTTCTACTGGATGTTTCATTGGAGCATCTGGGAATAGTTCAGCATCCTCCGATTCCTTTGGTGCCTCCTGAGAAGGTACACCGGGAACTTCCTTCGTCTCCGTCTCTGGGAATGGGGACTCTGTTGTTGGACTTACGGGTCCAGGAAGATCCTCGGCTGTTGTTTCGGCTGGTGGTGGTTCTTCTGGGTTTACAAGTCCCTCAAGAGAAGTCTCATCAGTCTGATCAATATCAGACATGTAATCTCTCAGAATCTCATTCATAGGAATAGAGTTTGTGATGGCTTTTGATATACAATAACGTATTCTCTCATCAACCTCCTTGTCTCTTTTTTGCTCATTGTGCTCCTTCATAACATGTGGATTTTCATAAAAGTTGTGAGCACAGAGAGTCAGGCACTCGTGAACAAATACATCAGTCGTGGGTGGCTTTATGTTCAGTTTGCGGGACTCTGAAGCCTTCATCTTGATGGCACTGGAGACCATCTTTACATACGCAACAAAAACTGAATCCTTGAGGTGTCCGAACCAGGTGCAGTTTTTCTCAATGTCACTCACAAAATTCTTAATCTGAGCACCTGTCAAATTGGGAACCTTTTTTAGAGCATGTTGGAAGTTGATCAGAGATGGTGTAGGAATTGTCCCGGGTTTATCGGCATCGATATAATCCATTGGATTGTTGTAAACTTTGAAGATGTAATCGGAAATGACCGGAGCGACTGCATCGCATATCTTATCGGTTGCATAGCGGATATAGTCCATTTATTACTTGGAAATGTATTTTTTTCTGAGCATATTCGCAGTCTTTTTCAAGTTGGCCAAAGAATCCAAATCAGTTGGTTGCTGTTGCTGAGGTGCTGTGATTTTCTTTATTTGTATCGTTTTGGTTGCATGAAGAACCCATGATACATGTATTATACCTGTGCCCATTATACTCGTCGAGTACCCCAAATTTTGCAATTGTTTATTTATGTAAACAGTTACAAAAGATAAATTATAACTTGGGTACCCAAATATCATTTCTGGAATTTCAACAAGTGTATCTGTTCGACCAAGAGAATAACACGTTGAAATTCTGTTAGAAGCCATGGTGAGTATTTTTGTGAGCACCTCTTTTTTGAGCTCTCTTTTTGCTGCATTCTTCTTTTCAATGTCTTCAAGTGAAAGAAAGGGCATCTTTCTTTACTATACAATTGCATATTTGTTCCAGATGGAACCCATGTCTGGTACCGGTGGAACCACATTCAAATTACCAAATCCAAACTTTTTCACCAGTCCTGAAAATGGATTTTGAAAACTTGAGGGAACACCTGTAGAGGTGGAGAGAAGTTTCCCATCCATTCCAACAGTTACATCATACTGGACTCCTTTGTAATTTTTGGAATCCAGAAAAATCATTCTACCGGCGTATCCATCTCCCTCCTTGTTAAAATATACAGTGGTCAACGGGTACAGTGTATTGTTCTTTTCCTGTATTTGGGTAATTGTATTTTGGATGAGGGTAGGATCTACAGCTTCAAAGTAGGACACTTTGGAAGTTCCCCAGGGGACCTGGTTCTGTGTTTTAAGATACATGAAAAATAATATGACTCCGAAAACTATCAAAGCTGCGGTCAGAGCCTTCATTTTTAATATACCCAAATACAAAATAAATGGCTGCACTTTTGATAGTGAGTGACCGATGTGAGTACTGTGGTCAGACGGTTGAATTTATTAAGAAGAATCCGGTCCTCATGCCTCTTGTAAATGTACACAATATAACTACATTAGGTATTCCGAAAAATCTTGTGGGTACTGTAAAGAGGGTCCCGACTCTGATAACACCTACTGGAGAACAGCATGTAGGACTTGAAGTTATTCGGTGGCTCGAAATGAATGTCCCTTGTACATTTGAAGGTGCATCTTTCAACAATTGCGGGGCTTCAAACTACGAAGAACCATTTGATGGAGTCGGAGACTCATTCCCACTTGATGCTTACGGAATGTCACTCTCACCAATAATAACACCAGCTCTTCAGAAAAAGATTGACAAAGCGGCCAAAGATGCCTTTGAAGAATTAAAGAATTCGGGTATCAATTAATTAATGAAGCTAAAGAGTATACAGGCTTCAGCCTTCAAATCTCTCTTTGAAGTTCTTAAAGAAATTATAAATGATGTGAATATTTATTTCGACTCTACCGGTGTTCATCTTTCAGCTTTTGATGTTGCTCGAGTTACTCTTGTGAGTTTGAAGATGCCTTGTGAAAACTTTGAAGAATATGAATGCAAAACGCCAGTGATTATTGGAATCAATATTTCAAATACATATAAGCTTATAAAATCTACTGGGAACAATGATGTCATACACATGGAGAATACAAACGAACACCTGAAAATTACTATAAGTAACGATGTCAAAAAATCAAAGAGTACTTTTAACTTAAAGTTGCTTGATCTCAATGAAGAGCCTATTGATATTCCTGATATGAGTCACATAAATTACACAACTGTTGTGCCATCATTTGATTTTCAAAAACTTATAAGGGACATGTCTGCTATTGGAACCGATATACAAATCAAAAGGTTCGGCACAAGTATAGAGTTTATATGCGATGGGGACTTTGCAAGTCAACAGACCCTCATCGGTGACCAAAATGACATCGGTGGAGCTGTTTGCGACGGTATTTTTAGTTTAAAATACATTTCGATGTTTGTAAAATCGACAGTTCTTTGCCCTTTGGTCCAGATTCATCAAAATGATGATGAAGATTCTCCTATAATTTTTACATATTCAATTGCAAATCTGGGACACATCAAATTCTTTTTAGCAGCGACGAATGATTAGTTGTCGTGTATCAATTTCTTGAAACTCCAAGTACTCTTCCCATGTTAACCTTAGGCCCATTCCGGAAAACATAATTCTAGGTTTTCTTTTCGTAACAAAAAGACCAAGTGGATTGAAATCATTTTGTAAAGGACCAGCAAAGGCGCTGACATTTTTTGTTTTGTCAACTCCTTTGTACAAAACACTTGATATTTTAGGATTTCTATTTGTGAAAGTAGGAGGCCATCGGTCCCCTTTTTTTAAGAGATGCTTTAAAGTCTTGTTGCTGTACTTGTATTCAACAATACAGTTATCAGTCTGGGTCTCAGTTTCTTCGAGCCAGAAGCCTCCCATTGAGTCCCTCTTTAAACTCTTTATTTTGAGAATAGAAAAGTTTGGTCTTACCATCTTTAATACTAAATTAAAGAGTAAAACTAGTATACCCATATAAAAGTAAGGAGAATGTTAGCCTTATATAATAAAAAATTGAAAGAACTGGAAGGTAATCCAAGTGCTCTTTATGATTACATGTCTCGCGCGGCTCCGTATGTTATGGCTTATGAAGAGACCAAAAACAAACAGGATATTTTGAAAGAATATATTGCAGTAGTCGAAGAGGGTGGTATATGCAGTGATGTTTCACTTCCCAAGAATAAATCCATATGTGAAAAATGTAATTCTGCAAATTTATATTACGATGACAATTCGAGCGATCTTATTTGTACAGTGTGTGGATTTGCCACTTACGAGACTGCATGTGAAAGAAGTTACAAAGAGGAACAAGATACTGAACCCAGTACACAATATTCTTACAAAAAGGAGAATCACTTTAACGAATGGATTGCGCAATTTCAGGCTCGTGAAGTTACAAATGTACCACCGGAAGTTTTCGATACACTAAGAGCTGAATTTAAAAAAAGAAAAATTCACAAATCTGAAATAACATATCCAAAGGTGAGGGATTCTTTGAAAAAACTTGGTCTCACAAAATACTATGAACATGTTCCATATATATCAAGTTATCTGAGTGGAATAAAGCCACCTGCAATGTCCCAGGAACTTGAGGATAAACTCAGACATATGTTTTATATGATTCAACAGCCATTTGAAAGGCATCGACCAGAAAATAGGAAAAACTTTTTGAGTTATTCTTATATTCTTTATAAATTTTGTGAACTTTTATCGGAAGATTCTTTTTTACCTTGTTTCCCTCTTTTGAAATCAAAAGAAAAGTTGTACGCACAGGATCTCATATGGAAAAAGATATGCGAAGATCTTCAATGGGAATACATTCAAACGATTTAAAAGAATTGATCTCTATTTATACAAGAAAAGATGAAGTCTTTCTATGCTGTCGTTTATGATACGGAGTCCACTTTCACTGATAAGATTATTCACTCAATGAGTATGATGGCTCTCAAGTTCTCATTGAGTGACGCAAAGTGGATATCAACCAAAGTGGATGAACGGGAAATTTATAATTCAGATTATTTTAATGACCCTCTTTTGGCCCAAAAGGAGAATGTAATGGAAAAGTTGCAAAAGGCGATCAAAAAGACACCTTCCGGATGCATCGAGTTTCAGCCATTTTCTTTTATGATGTCAGAGTTTGCAAAGTTTGTAAAGCGGTATGGTGGTATCGCAATTGCTCATGCTGCTGATCGGGACCTGGAGTTTATTGTGAATAGTGACCGTCACTTTGGAAGCTTGCTATTTCAGAGTGGGGACATTTCCAATTCTGAAAAGATTCCAAAGTGGGCCGATATTAATTTCATTTGTAGCCAGTATCTGATTTGTAATTCAAAGTGGGCTCGGGCCTATAATGATACATGGCCCCATGCTGATAATAAGCTCTCTACTCTTTCCAAGGATTTCAAGAAGCAGGATCACACAGCGGCTGGGGACACTGAGAATCTTCGGTTTGTTCTGGAACGTCTGTGTAATGTCTCAAATGGTGAATTTCTGGATTACCGAGTAAATCTGGTATTTGCGAAACCGATAGCTGGTATCCGCTAAGATACAACTCTTGCTTCTTTTGAACTGACATTGAAAAATCAAAAATATCAAAATCAATTGGTACCTCAATTCTTTTGAAATCTTGGTACTTTATTCTGTTTGTAACAAAACATATAAGAACAGTGATTAAATAATCAAAAAGCGTCTTGGGGTTCGCTTTATGTGAAAAGGAATCATTTGTTCTAATTTCAAATACATCTAACTTTCCTATAAATGGAGCACCTGGATTGGATTCAATTGTGCTTCCATCTAGATACTGTCCTTCTGATGGTGTAAATAAAAACGGTACAGATACTGTATACATCAAAGCAGTTGATACATCCATATCAGGGAATGTATCAATCGACATATATACAGTTCTTTTGTTGATTATGTCAAATGTAGCCACGTGAAACTTTACGGGCCAAATTTCATAAAGTTCTCTAAAGGTGATGTCCCGGAACCCATGTTCATCGGCAAGTTTTTTGACATTTGAACTGTCTATGAGACCCCAGTTTTTAATAAAATTTTTTACATGTATCTTTGTATAATCTGCAATATTTACTGATATGAAAAATTTAATAAGGCGATCTAGGTCGCCTTTAAATAATATGTAAAATGCAGCAATTAAAGCACCTGATGATGCTGATGATATTTCTTCCACGTCCTCGAGATGACCATGATCCTTTAAATACTTTAGGACTCCTAAAAACTTAAAAGCTATCATGGCACCACTCCCGATGATAAGATGCTTCATCTAATATTGGCTAGGGAATGATGATCTAATGAACGCATAAAGAACTGCGTATACAAGGGTGTGAACTGCAACTGCAGCAGTGCTTGTCTGGCCTGACATAAAGACACCCTTAGACCCTGGAGGCAGAGTCAGGAATACACCTGGCATCAGAATGATAAAAAGAAGCAGGGGCACAACAATGTCAGCTGTGGTCATAGACTTGACGTTCGTCAGGAAACGAATGATAACATAATACAGAATGCTGAAGATAAGGGCATTCACCAGAAGCGCCTTACCAAATACATGAGTATTCGTCATGTGCATAAATGCAAGCATACCAGATGCAATTATGGCAAAAAGAATGGCGGGAGTAAAAACTTTTGGGCTTCTGATATCCAACTTCATTTACTTGTAGAAGATATAAAATTCATAAAAAGTTTTGGGAGACCCAATCGAATACCAAAGATTCCAAAGAGCCCCGTCCAATTGCGAGCAGTTGTCCAATTGCGAGCAGTTGTCCAATTGCGAGCAGTTGTCCAATTGTCCCTCATCATGTGAATAGTACATGAATTCACAAAAATTTGTGAATGTAATACGATTATTCACATGGTAATAGAGCTGAGCATTTTCTTGAAGTGTAAACCAGATATTCAGAAGATCTACACTGTTGTAATCACAGTAATCTTCAAATGTAAAATTTTGTTCATAAAAATCACTATTATCATCATCCCCAGATTCCGGGTAATCTGGATCCCAGTACTGATCCGACCACTCATTGTTTAGACCCATTTTTCAAAAGAGACAAAGACGAAGTTGTCTTTGAAGGCG